TTAAGTTTATCAAGAATACCGCCACCCTCTTGGAAGGCTACTGGACCCCCGGAAGCCATAAGAGCAGGCAATCCTTGCGGAACATTAGGGGGTTGTGGTGCTGCCATTTGTTGATCTGGCATTTGTTGTGGAGGCATTTGTTGGGCTGGCATTTCTTGTGGGGGCGATAGCAACATAGCCTGTAGCTGATCAACCACTGTGCCTTGGTTTTGTTGCCGCCTTGACTCGAAATCTCTTCGCACCCGCAAGCGACGATCCATTTCTCCGGCTGCAACGGCAGAAAGAGTTGGGTCGTTGAAGTAATCTTTAAGATCTTCATCTGAGAAATTTTTGAAGATCTCCATTGCCTCCAAGATGTTAATATCTGGAGCAAGGCCCATCATATTTTGCATAACTTTCTCCTGCTTTATCAGCGACCCATACCGCCGTACAAAAGACTTGCAAGACCAAGCGTTTGTACGAAGGGATTTGGCGGTTGATTATATGCTTGCCTGGACTCAGGCTGTGGCTGACCAAATACCAGCGCACGATAAGCATCTGCTCGCTCTAGGGGATAAAGCCGCTGCTTTTCAAATTCTTGATACGCAAGATCTAGGTCTCTTTGCCTCCGAGCTTCGTCCTGCAAGCCAAGTCGTTGCAAGCCTTGAGCCTTTTGCATTTGATTTTCTAAATCTTGTTGATATAATTCCGATGCGCGATCAAACGCTGCTGCCCCACCTTTCATTTGAATATTACTTAATTGAGTTCCAAGGTTGCGCATAAGTTCGTTTTCTGCAAGAGCATGTCGCGTTCCTCCAAACGCACCGCGTTGCGCTGCACTGGCTCTAAGTGTGTTTAAACCCTGCTGGTAATCGCGCTCTGCTGATTTTTTTGCTACATCTGTGACGGATTGTTGAAAGGGGCTCATGTAAGCCTCCATCACCCCCATAGGTTTTCCGCCTACATTAATTTGACCCAGGAGTCCAGGGCTTGTTCCAATTGCCTGCATCGCCTCGGCGCCCTGCTGGTATGTGCCAGAAGTTTCTGCGGTGCGAGGCATTTGGTAGGGGGTGTACGGCGTATACGCAATCTGTTGCCCCATGCGGTACAGATCTGCAATGTACGGCAGTTGGTACTCTGGCGCGCTTTGCGTAATTGTTTGAGATGGTCCGCCTAAACTCATGATTGCACCTTTTCTACAAGAACAACTCCACACTGTTGCATATTGAACACACGCCTCCAGCCTGGACGGCCTTGGATCATTATCAATTCACATTCAAATTTCTTAGCATAGTAACGAATCATCGGAGCAAAAACCTCTTCCAATTCCTCAAGGCTTCCACCGGCAAGCCAACAGTTCATTACGCGCTTTTGCGGGTAGACACGCACTTCTACCACCACTGCTGCATCTATTCCAGGCAGGAATACTGCGTCTCCCGATAAAACTGCCTGCCATACATCTTCAAGAGAGAACAAGTTTCCAGCATGATCAAGAGCTTCTTGCAACCATCCAGAGCATCTTTGCCATTCTTCAAACATCTTGCAACAAACCCTCAATGTCAATTGCAGGGGGTTGTTTTTTAGTATTGTGCCGCGCCATGCGAACGTTGTCCATCAGTTGGTACAGCCGTTGCGATCCTGCTTCCGAAGATCCATTGCCTAGCCCAGATACCACATCCGCCGGGATCACAAATTCGCCTTGAGATAGCAGAGCCTCTTGCCTTGTGGGGCCGCCTTCAATAAAAGTCTCGATGCTGTCTGACATGCCGTCACCCGGCCCCCTTAGATATCCTCCAGAGGCACCTGTTACCGTGTCGGTTCCAGTCCCGCCTGTTACTGTGTCGTTTCCAGTCCCACCTGTTACTGTGCCGCCCATTTGAATATCAGGTTGCGGCCCTAGGGTTTGATACAGCCTTTCAAGTCCTTGTAAATATCCACTGTAACCAGCCTGCACTTCCTCGGGAGTTGGGCCATATCTTTTAGAAGCTTCTGTAGGATTAAACTGAAAAGGATTTGGATTAAAAAATAAAGGAAGGCCTACCATAGGGTTGTAAATGTTTTGGCCGCTTTCACTTTTTTGCGCAGGCGGTTGGGGAGGAAGCATCGGTGCGGTTAAGCCACGATTGTACACAGGCGCAGACACATATCTTGGTATCTTAACGTCCGGGGGTTTGTTTCTTAAGGCCGAGGCAAGAGCAGCAATACCAAACCCTAGTGTTGCAAGAGCCTTGTCCTCTCCCGTTGAATTTCCGCCTAGAAAGCGGCTAAAAATGTTTCCTACGGCTGATGTGTTGCCGGTAGCCGTGGTATCACGGCTTCGATCAATTGGAGCCCCACCTGTAATTGTGTCGTTGCTGCGATCAATTGGTGCGTCACCGGATCCCGTGTTCCCACCCCAATCGCCGCCTTCCCAGGCCGTGTCGCTAATTACCTCGTTTAACCACGTATCAAGATCACTCATCGCTTACTCCGTAGAAACAAATGTTGCCGTGACGATTGCCGACGGGATTGCGGGGCGTGTTGGAGAAGATGGCGCGTTGTAATGCTCTATGTACGCATCCACATGACTAGTTTTCCAAAGCAATTGAATGTAATCTCCACCAGTAACGCTTTCAATAAAATTCAAAGAACCCACTGTATGATATGGGTCTCCTGCTCCTTTCCGAGGCGCCAATCCAAAACGACTATTTGAATTTGCAATATCGGTCCCGTTTTTTCTAAACCAAACATCAATATCTTGAGAAGAGCTTGTTGTGTTTACTAGCTGCAAACTAAATTGTACATTGTAAATTCCAGAAATTGCAAACGTAATGCGTGAAGAACTCACAACAGAGACAGTTTGCGCTGAGTTTGTTGTGTTAAGGGTAACTGGATATGCGGTTGTGGTATTTGCTGCAATCTGATCTGTAGTATCACAAAAAAATCCATAAGGAAAACCAAGGTATTGACCGCCATTTGTTCCAAGAAGGCTGCTGTTTGAATTATTTGATCTTACAAGATAAAGTCGCAACACATTTAAAAACTGATCGTGATACTTAAAGTCCCATTCTTTCGTAGACAGCGGGAAGTTTGGGACTGCCGGTTGTGTGAGATAGGTCATGCGCCTTGTCCGGTTGCTCTTCCATCAGGACGGATGTCGATGCGCGGAGATCCAAGTTGCCATGTGGTTCCAAGACCGCTTGACTCAATCTTGAAGATCATCTGTCTTCCACGTACTCTAACATACACTTGCCCAGTAAACCGCTCAATGTTAACTGTAGTCAATCGCGTTACGCTGGCGCCTGATGACCCGCCCTCGGATTGTGGGATGTTGTATCCAGAACCGGAGTTCATCATTGGAATAAGCGTCATTGTGGCATTTGGGCTGACCGCCGTAGAGCCATCAAAGGTAAGGTCGGGGACAATTCTATAGACGAATCCTAAGTTTTGTCCGTCTTGGATATCAAATTCCGCAGATTCAATGTACGCAGCGATAGGAGCCGTTGCCCCTGTTGTACCGTCGTCTACACCAAGCTCATGGTTAACAATATTGTAGGAATATGTTGCCGCTTGCGGATACTCTCGTAACCCAGAATCTGACCAAGCAGTCCTTGACAAAGCGCCGTAATACCAAATATCTTCTGTATAATTATAAATTACATATTGATCAATAACTGTAGAATTTTGCGAAGGATAAAACCACCACACTTCAGTAAAGCCTTCGTTTGTCCCAACAAAAATTTGGTCAGCTTGTGAAAGATTGATGTTGGAAAATACATGCCGTCGGAGGTCGCATCGCAGCGTTTGTAGCCGACCATCATATTTATAAAACTTATCAATTCCCATCCAGTATATAACGCCCGAGGCAACAATAGCACAATTTTGACTTACAATAGATAAATTATCGCCCATAAGTTGGGCGCCCCAAACCAACGGCGGTCCAAGATACTGGAGCGAGTAAATTGATTGGTCTGTAAAAATTATAATTTCTTGACGTGTTTGAATTGCTGTTATTATTTTTGATCCATGCGACAGACGCAGAGATCCAGCCTGATTTGTAGACGCAGGCGCCCAATCCACAAGCGACTCCTGGTTTGACCAACGAATTAACATCGGATCAAGAACCGCGCTTAAGTATTCCGTTGTGCCAAAAACCAACATAAAACGAAAGACATCAGAAATTACAAAATTATTATTTCTGGTTGGTATATCTTCTAAACTGGAAACATAGACGTTACTTCCTGTAGAAGAAGTATTAACAAGTGCCCCAGTTGCCGATGCTGATATATTTGCTGTAGCTCCTATAACATTCCGTAAATAGTAAGTTGTATTGGCAGATACGCCGGTTGGCATAGAGCCGCCAGTTGTAAAGTTGAACTTTACAGCAGTTCCTTCAGACAAAAGCACTGAAGCAAAAGTAACCTCAGTTGGAGATGCGTTTGTAAAACTAACCGACCCTCCGGTTTCAGATAAAAGAACAGCTCTTGTTGTTGTTCCAGAAGACGAGTCCCAATAGTAAATAGGCCCACCACGGAAAAGAGCAACAAGATCTTCGCCCCAGTTTTGCATATGCCAAAGGCGGAGACTTTCCGATCCGGTTGTTCCCACGCCCCAGTTACCCATGCCCCACCCGCCAGCACCCCATCCAACAACTGCGCCTTGAATTTCTGGGCCAACATCAATCTCATACTTGGCAGTAACTGTTCCTCCACCAGAAGCTGCAGTAGAAGAGGCCGCGCTACTCGCAGTAATTGTGTAAGAGTTGGCGCCCGTAACAGTCATCTGAAAGTTTCCGTTAAGGGTAAGTCCACCAACTGCTGAGGCGCCGCTAAAAGTAACAAAATCGTTTGTCGCGCCGCCGTGCGCCGTATCGGCCACTGTGACCACAGCAGAGCCGATAGTTGTAGAAAACGGATTTGTTAATGTTTCTGTAGAACGCAACGGGGTGATGTCAAAATATTCTCCGCCACGTTCAATGTATAATTTTAAATTAGTGCCTAATGCCAATAAATTATCAAAAGACAGGGTTATCCAGTTCCACAATGACCTGCAAATTCCTAAAAAGGAAAAAGCAGAAATCCTTGACCATCCACCAATTTTTTCAGGCGTTCCCTGACGAAAACGAATTTTGTCAGAAACATACCACCCCGACTCGTTAGTGTAGCGAGTATTTTCTTTGTTAACTCCAGGTCTAAAGGTAATTTTTTGAAGGGTCATTTCTATCTCATCAATACGGCTTCTGCTGCTCTCCTACGCGTAAGTCCGGGAAGAACCCTTCCCGCAGCTTTGTTCCATTTCATGCACTCTTCAGCGGCATCATCCCAATCCACGCGCTTCTTGAACGTACTGATGCGGTAGTTTCCTAAGCCACAATTATAAACCCAACTTGTCACTGCGGCAATGCGTCGAGGTAGCGCAGTCTGAATCTTGGGTGAGAGCTTGGTTACGCCCTGTACAAAGTACTCTATGTGATGGTCCAGCGCCTCTTCGCACTGCTGCATCGTCCAAATTGTTCCGGGGTTGATACTCGGTCCGGTAGCACCCCAGCCGATTGTCCAAGGATGTCCTCGTGTGCCGGGGTCTGGGTAGGCTTGGACTCGTCCGTCAGGCAAACGTTTTGCTAGCCCTTCAAAGGGCTTGATGAATACGTCCTTGCAAAGCTTCTTAGCTTCATTCACGACTTGTTGTACTTTTCAATGGATCGTCCGACAAACCAGAACGTAAGCATCATGTTGAGCATGGCGAAATCATCTTCGTCGTAGCTCTTGGTCAGTACCTCAGCCCAGTTAGCGTCGGTCTGGAAAGCAATTGTTAGGCCGGCTGCTTTAACAGCCACGTAAACGCCAAAAGCAATCCAAGTAAGGCCCGGACGGGTAACAGCAGTGATAAAGCTAGCGAGCCAACCCGCTTCCTTCGCAGTGGTAGCCTGCTCCTT